TCCTGGTCCTCACCGGACTCGCAGCCGACAGGAGCACTAAGTGAGCATCATCCGCCGCGCGCTCTCCGGGTCCACCCGGGCTATCACCCCGAACCAGGCGTTCGTCACCTCTACCGCCTGGAGCAGCGACAACAGTCGCGTGACCCAGGATAGCGCCCTCGGCATCGCCGCAGTCTACGCGGCGGTCCGCCTCTACGCTGACACCATCGCCAGCCTTCCGGTTGGCGCCTACGTGCGCGTCAACGGCGAGCGCCGCCCCTACTTCCCGCGCCCGACCTGGCTCGACAATCCGGTCCCGCAGAACCCCAACTTCACCGGCTTCGACCTGCGCCACCGCATCGTCACCAGCCTCCTCACCGACGGCAACGCCTTCCTCCTGACCATCCGCGACGAGCGCGGTGAGATCACCGAGGTCCACGCGCTTGACCCCCGCAACGTCGAGGTTGGGCTGAACCCAGACCGCTCGCCGTTCTACAACATCCTCGCCGGCACCGGCACCAGCCGCCTCACCGCCGACGAGATCGTCCACATGACCCTCTTCGCGACAGGCGACGACCAGCGCGGCCTCAGCCCGATCCAGCATCACGCCCGCACCCTCGGCATCGCCATCGCCGGCGAGCAGTTCTCCGAGAAGTTCTTCAGCCAAGGCGCCACCGTTGGCGGCGTGGTTGAGGTCCCCGGCGAGCTCACCCCCGAGCAGGCTCAGGAGATCCGCGAAGGCTTCGCCGGCCGCCACGAGGGTGTCGCCAAGGCGCACCGCGTCGCGGTCCTCTCCGGCGGCGCGAAGTTCGAGACGCTCCCGATCCGCGTCAGCGAGCTCGCCCTCATTGAACAACTCGGCTGGACGGTCGAGCAGGTCGCCCGCATCTACGCCGTCCCGCTTGCGCTGCTCAGCGTCTCGACGCCGGGCGCACAAAGCTACGCCTCGGTCGAGGCTCAGCTGTCGGCCTGGCTCCGGACCGGCCTCTACCCACTCATCGTCCGCATTGAGGCCGGCCTTCAGCGCCTCGTCGTCGGCGACACCACCTTTATTCGCTTCAACCCGGACGCCCTGCTCCGACCGACCACCCTCGAGCGCTATCAGGCGCACGCGGTGGCGATCAGTAACGGGTGGGCCTCGCCGAACGACGTGCGCAAGCTCGAAGACGTTCCGCCCTACGAAGGTGGCGACGAGTATCTCCGCCCGCTGAACCTCGCGCCGGTGGCCACCGCCGAGATTCAGGCGAAGGCGTCGCTCTACGCGAGCCTCATCGACGCTGGCATCGATCCAGCCGAGGCGCGACGCCTCTCCGGACTGTAAGGAGTCACCATGATCCAGATCTATGACATCGACGGGACGCTGACCACAAGCGGAGATACTCCGCGCACCGACCTGATCGAGCATGTCAAGACCGAGGTCGCCGAAGATCAGGCCCGCATCTTCATCGTCAGCGGCCGCCCAATCAGCCGACTCGCCGAGACAGAGGAGTGGCTCAAGACAAACGGCGTGCCGTACGAGCGGATCTTCCTCAACGACTTCAATGAGAACCCGGGCCCGAACGTCGTCGAGGCGTTCAAGGCGTGGAAGTACGCCAAGATCGTCGACGAGTTCGGCCTTGGCGAGATTGACTACGTCGTTGACGAGTCCGCAGAAGCGCGAAGCAACGCCGAGGGCATGGGGATCGACGCTTACTCGCCAACCGAGGTTCTCGAGGACGAGGCCGAGGAGCGCTCAATCGACCTGCTCGCCAAGATGCGCCGCAGTGCCGAGCTCGGTCTCAAGTTCTACGCCGAGGGGAAGGGCGGCGACGGACTCACTGACCAAACCATCGAGGAGGCTCGCGGCATTGCCGAGGGCCGCATCACCGAGGACAAGGTCGCCCGGATGGGCGCCTGGATCGCTCGGCATCGAGCAGACTGGGAAGGGGTCCCGCAGAACAGCGACCCAACCGACGACCGCTTCCCGGGACCGGGCGCTGTTGCTGCCTATCTCTGGGCGATTGACCCGACCGACGCGGAAGACACTGACCGCGTCCTTGCCTGGGTCGAGCGCTACATCGCATCCGAGGAGACCGAGGACGAAGACGAAGACGAAGAGAATCGAGAGGAGACGCCAACCATGACCCAGAAGCCAGCCCACCTCCCGGTCGGCATGGAGTACCGCACGACCAAGACATCCGCCCTCACCGTTCGCGAGGACGGCCGCACCTTCTCCGGCTACGTCGCGCTCTTCGACAGCCCGTCGGAGGGTCTCGGCTTCACCGAGGTGATCAAGCCGACCGCCTTCAACCGTACCCTCTCCCGCGCCGAGCGCGGCGAGGCCAACATCGTCGCCCTCTACGGGCACGACCCGATGGAGTTCCTCGGCTCAACCGCCGCCGGCAACCTCACCCTCCGCACCGACAAGACCGGCCTCATCGCCGAGCTCGCCCTCCCGTCGACGCAGCGCGGCAACGACCTTGCCGCCCTCTTCGACGCCGGCGAGGCCGTCTCGATGGGCATGAGCTTCGGCTTCAGCATCCCAACCAAGAACGGCGAGAACTGGTCCGAGGACGGCGCAGTTCGCGAGCTTCGCGAGATTCGCCTCCACGAGGTCAGCCTCCTCTCCGGCGGTCAGACCCCGGCCTACCCTGCCACCATCGGCCTCGGCTCCGTGCGCGCCCTTGCCGCCCGCCTCGACGTCTCACCGGAGGAGGCCCGCGACGCAGTCGATGCACTTCTCTCGGGCGACGTCACCCGCACCGCGATCCTTGTGCGCGCCCTTGGCGCCGACAAGGAGGAGGAGCCAGTCGTCGCACCAGTCGCGGACGAACCGGCCCCCGCCGCGATCATCGAAGAGGAAGCACCGACACCCGTCGTGCCGCCCTCGACACTTGCCTACCTCGCCTCTATCGAGGCGCGGCGCAAGTAAATCAACAACGGTCGAGGCCCGGCCAAGCGGCTCAGCGCGAGCTCCCCGCAGCGGCTCCCCGGAGATCGGATCAATCCCACCGGATAGCAAGAAGAAGGAGTCCTACAATGGACAAGGTCATCGCTGCCCGTGCCGAGGCGCGTGCCGGTCTCTGGACCGAGGCTAAGACCCTCGCTGAGACGGCCGCCGCTGAGAAGCGCGAGCTCACTACCGAAGAGACCACGAAGTTCGAGAGCCTCACGGCCAAGATCGACGAGGTTGACGCTTCAATCAAGACCCTCTCGGCGCAGGCCGAGGCGGCTGTAGCCGCTGAGGAAGTCCGCGCGAAGTTCGCGTCGGTACTCACCCCAGCCAAGCCAAAGCCAGCAACCGACGACAACACGGAACTCCGACGCATCGCCCGCGAGGGTGGCGTGATCGAGTACCGAGACATCTCCCGCTCGACCTTCACCAACCCGGTGTCGGTTGCGGACCGTGTCTGGGTCACTGCAGGCCAGGTGAACCCGTTCCTCAACCCAGCGGTTGTTGACGTGATCACCCTGTCGAACGGCAACCAGATCAGCTTCCCACGCGTCACCGCTCTCGGCACTGCCGCAGCGGTTGCCGAGGCTGGCTCGATCGGCGAGTCGGACGGCACGAACTCAACCCTTAACCTCACCGCGGCCAAGTACGCCACCCTGTTGCAGCTCACGGACGAGATCGTCCAGGACGCAGCCTGGGACGTCTCGGCCTACGTGGCTGAGAAGGCCGGAGCCGAAGTTGCTGTCGCCCATGGCGCAGTTGCTGGCCCAGCCGTCGCAGCTGCCGCAACGGTCGGCAAGCAGGGCGCTGCCATCACCCCAGCGTACGAGGATCTCATCGATCTCGTATACTCGGTCAAGCAGCAGTACCGCCGAGCCCCAAAGCGCGGCTTCCTGTGCAACGACGCGACGCTCGCGGGCCTTCGCAAGATCCTGGACGGCAACGACCGCCCAATCTTCGAAGCCGGCAACGTTGGTCAGCCGGACACGATCCTCGGGATCCCAGTCTACTCGGCCGCACTCGCGGACAACGGCGACGAGGCCCTGAGCCTTGTCTTCGGTGACCTCGGCGCCGTGAAGACTGCCCTCGTGGGTGGCGTTCAGATCGCCAGCTCGACGGACTTCGCGTTCGCTAACGGTCTTGTGACCTTCCGGGTCCAGGTCCGCGGCGTGACGGGTCTCGTCGATCCAAACGCGGTCAAGAGCTTCAAGGGCGCAAACGTCT